CCCAATCAGGTTGATTAGAGGGAGTGATGTCAGGAGAGTTGAAACTACCACGACCTTCAGACTCATCCTCAAGGGACTCATCAATAGGACGTGCAGCAGGTGCAGTCTTGCCAAGCACCAAGTTCAGACGTGCCTGAAGTTGCTCGTAGGACTTGAAGTTTTTAGTATCTTCAAATTCTGCGAGAGAATATCCTTGACTCCAGATGTTCTCCAGTTTATCGTCATCAAATCCACCGAGCACACCAGGTGCAGCGAACTCAGACTTGTCATAGTTCCAGTAACCATCGACCTTGCGGATCTTCAGTTTGAAGTCAGCACCCTTCCAGAAGTTGAAAGGATCGACAGGAGACTCGTCTGCAAATGCAGGTTGCATTGCTTCAACCAGTTTGTCGAAGATCTTCTTACCGAACTTGTAGAGGAATACACGACCCTCGTTCTCAGGATGAGTAGGATCTTGTACAACATAGATGTTGGCGTAGTAGGAGAGTTTACGCTTTTGAGCACGAGCGATCTCCTTATCGCTATCACGACCACTGTTCCACAGTTCGCGGTTCAGTTCACCGACAGGATCATCCTTACCGAGAGTGGTGAGAGAGTTCTCAATATACCACTGTCCACCAGGACCTTTGAAAGCATGAGACCATACCTTTGCCCAAGGCATATCTTCGCCTTCAGGTGCAGGGAGGAATCGGATGACTGCGTATCCGTTACCAGACTTGTCCAGTTCAGGTTTCCAGAAACGTTCGTCGGCAGAAGAACCAGCAGCAGGCTGATTCAGTTTGTCAATCTCGCGGGTGAGTTTTGCAAAGGTGTCACCTTTAGAGGACGCCTTCTTAAGAGAGGCAAAAGACATGTTCGTATTCTCCGTATTGAGTGTGTGTTTTGTGTGCTACTGGGTTATCGTAGCATACTATATATCAGGTGTCAACCTCCCGTTGTGCCGCTGCTTCAAGTGTCGCCACCATTGCATCCATGCACTCTAGGAGATCCCGATACCCAAACGCCTGAGACAGTGCGTTGATGCGGGTCCTCATATCTGCTGCTTCAGTATCTTCCGATGCAGCAAGGCACAGTCTACCATAGAATGTGCGTTGTTTGTCGATTAAAACCTTACAATCTTCAATGTGATCCAATTTTTCTTGTTTACTCATGCTTCCTAGTTTAGAAGTCATTGATGCAATGTCTTGATAGGTTTCAAAAATGTCGTGAAGGTTTGTTTGTACTTGCTCTGACTTGAAAAAACTCATAACTTCGTCCTAATAACTGTTAGTATCACTTGCTTATATTTGTCACAGTTAACGTGAAGAAACGGTTGGTATTTTATAATCCTTCGTCTGATATCTTTCCAGACAGGATCCTTTAATACCTTATCGAACCGATCAACGTATCCCAAACATGTTTCAAATACAACTAATGTTTCTAATGTAATTTCTCCTGATAGATAATGCCTCAGGATTGGCGGGTGACTTCCCTCCTTTACTTTGAATAGCAGGTCAAACTTATCTTGATAGGGTGCATCAAAGTATGTAAGCAGGAGATCTACGTCCTGTCTGAATTTATAAGAGAAAGACTCTTGAAGTATCTTCCATCTTTCGTAATTTCCGTCATGAAAAGATTTAATATATCCTCTAGGATCATGCAAAAAATTAGCAACAAAGTAATCCATGAGTTCATTATCTGAATACTTAGTTGCTAATTTTTTAAAGAAGTAACGATCTCTGCGCTCCTCAAATGATTTTTCGGATGCCGTTACTTTCCCTCTGTATTTTTGGTAATCATATTTTTCATTGGTGAAGTGCATTCGTAGTGCGAGATACGTTTTATACACTTCATAACCAGTCACAGCGGTAGAACTCCTTTAGATCGTTTCTTCATGTAGTTTAGACGCTCTGCTTCATGTCGCAAGCGTTCTTTCAAGGGTTTGGACATCAGTTTAGGAACTGTGTCGATTTCAATCTCATTCTCTTGGCAGTAAGTTACCACTGCTTCAATGTATGTAATGAGACCGTTGCTTCTCTTTACTAATCTCTCTATCTCTAGGGAAAACTTAGTGGGTGTGAGAAACTTATCCTCTAATTTTTTTTCAGGCATAGGTTCTCCCCCTGACGAATTCCTCGATATAGGATTTAAGTAATTGTAAATAGTCATCAAGATTGTACTTCTGAAAGACTTGAATAGTTCCCTCTTCGGTGGCGATAAGTGTGACAATTTTCTTTACCTCTAAACCAGATCGTTCAAGGAACATTGCTGCATATGCAGTCTCTTGGACGAAATAACTTTCGATCCATTGTTCCTTCTTTTCTTTAGTGGAGGTTTTAAAATCGATTACTGCCAACTCACCATCGAATTCAGCAATGCAGTCTACTCGACCTGCTAAACCTAGGTAGTGTGAATACAAAAATGTCTCTAGACAATGAATGTTATCAATACGGTTCAGTGTAGACTTTGCCAACTGGAACATTCTAACAGACAATGGATTATTATCCAAGTATTTGTCTGTATCTAATTTACCTTTGAAATAATCTTCTGCAAGTGCGTGAAAGGCGGTGCCTCTCTGTGTTGCTCTAGCAGTAATTCGATTAGCCTCTTGTTCACCTGTTTTTCTTCGCCATTCTGCGAAGAACTGTGCGTTCTTGAACGATGTGATTGAGGTAACGCTCGGATAATATTTATCCGCACCAGGAATGGGGTAATAACGTGTGCCATCACGATCCACAGCTTCGACCTCAACATGATTATTGAGGGCGACATCGACGAAGTTAAAGGGCATTAGAAACCAAGATTATATTTGCTGATAAGGTAAGATTTAACTAAACCTGAACGAACGATATCATCAATACCAAATTCAACACAAGTAAACTCACGCATCGACTGAAGAATACGAATGAAGTCAGCGACTCCAGTCTTTTCATTACTCTTCACTAGGTCAGACTGTGTGATATCACCACAGAACATGATCTTAGAGTCTTCACCAACACGGGTGATCATAGAATCAAGTTCGTGGAAGTTTAGATTGCTGAATTCGTCTACAATAACGATAGCATTATCAAGGGTAACACCGCGAATAAAACTTGTAGACCAGAAACTAATAGTTTCCTGCGCTCTGAGGTTGTCATAGAGCATATCGAATGAATTGTCGTCAGGCATACTGAACATGTATCGAACCATGTTCTTGTATGGGATCTGATAAAGTGCTGACTTATCTTCATGGTCACCAGGAAGGAAACCAATCTCACGGGTCGGCACTAATGACCTCACAATGTATATTTTATCATAAGGTGTAGATTCGTCAAGTACTTCCTGTAGTGCAAGATAGAGCGTGATAAAAGTTTTACCAGTACCTGCAGCACCATGTAGAAGAATGTTCTGTCCTTCAGCATACTGCTCAAATACTGCCTCCTGATTAGGAGTCAATGGATTGATAGGAACCATATAGGACTTATCAATCGGTTTCTTTCTCTTGATCTGTTTTGCAGTCATGTGTGATGGGACAGGATTACTAGCGTTAGTCCTTTTGCGTGCTCTTGCCATAGTTTAGGTGTATCGACTCAAGTTTGAACGAGGGTGTGCTTTTTGAACTTTAGACATAACCTCTTTGAAACCATCAGATTGTTTAGGAACGCCGTAGGTCATCCCTCCGACTCCTTCCATCCAATCACGTTCCCAACCAGGATTGTCTTTTTTCCATTGATCGTATTCTTTCATAGACATAGAGAGAGTTTGTTTCTCTCCAGTCTCTTTATTATATACTGGATATGTAGGCATCTAACACTGCTCCTCTTTGTTGAATTGTTTACGGCACTTCTTCAGTTCCTTCATCTCATCTTTGATCATCTGATATGCATCTTCAGAATTAATTCTCCTTGCCATTTCCATAGCAGTGATCATTTCAACTCTGGTTCCGAAGTGTTTGAGTGCTTCTTCAAAACAATTTAGCGATTCATACATTCCCATTAGTCAATCCTCAGAGACGGTTGTAGACAATCACAGTCATCTAGTTTCTCAGGGCATCCACAGTCGCCCTCAGGACACCACCCAAGCGCCTCAGAGACGACTGGGAACTGACAGATGAAATGCTGCTTACAGAGTTCAGCAATGTCCATATGCTCCTTCTGGGTGCCGTTGGCAGTCCTCAGATTGATATAATGGATCCATGACCTAAGATTTCCCGTCATGTACAATTTTGTCCCTACAGCGAGGGGCAACACAAAACGAGCACACTCCTTTGCAATCCCATCTTCAAGCATCTGTTGGTAAAGTTCCATACCTTGCCTGAAATGATTCTGCATCAAGATCTCATACTTCTGCTTCTTCCAAGGATCAACATCATCGATAGAATTCTGACGATTCTTTTCATCTTGGGACCGAAGTTCTGGGAGAGAGATCGTCTCCGAGAGTAGGGAAGAATCAGCATAGCGTTGGGAAAACTCTTGAAAGCAGAATGAACGATGACGCAAAATTTGAGCTGCCAGACCTCTAGTAGTAGAGATCTCCAGAGTCATCGTTGCTTGTTCAAACACAGACCAGTGCCCATGCTTGATACAATACTTAAGTAGTCCTGCCACCTTAGGATTTTCCTGATTTGCAGGATTGCTCACACGAGCAATATAACCAATTGTTTTCTCTGCATCAGGAGTAACAGAGACCAAACATACTTTAGTCATTCTTATCAAATAAAATACGAGCGAGTAGATACAAACCGAGTGCTTTGAAGTAACCGATAGCGGCAAGACCAAAGATAGTTGGCATCAACCAATTCCATAATAGCATGAGAATTACAGGTTTGACAAATACAGTAACAACTCCCGCTGCTGCTCGCATTGCCTCTTGCTTTTCTTCTTCTTTTTTTATTACCTCAGACTGTGCTGCTGCTTCTTTCTCTTGTTCCTCAAAGGCACGTTTGTCAAAATAAATTGTCATTTTTTCTTGCCTTTTTTCGGTTCGTTTGGATCGTTCCATAGTTTAGGATTAATTCTTCCTTCAGTTTGTGTGAACCTGACGAAATCGTTTCGATACAAGTCCCAATAGTAATCAAAAAGATCAACCTTTTTACCAGTAATAGCAAGATCATAACAAGTCTTACCATCCAGTTTATACTCTACCAGATAGGATGTGTATGGTAGAGTTCGATCTTCTGCGTCTTTGGGATCACAATTTTGTTTATAAATTTTGATACCCTTCAAGACCTACCTCCCCACTCAATACTGGGGAACGCCTCCGAAACTACTGCTTTAGTAATTCGTTTGTACTTTTCGTTCATCCTACCATCTTTAACAAGGACCAGAAGTTCTGCTTCTTCAGCAGAGAGTCCTTCCAGTAATTGAACGAACATAGATTCTCTCTTCAAACTAGGCAGTTTATCCTGACCACCTTTAAAGAAACGATAAAGACCACGATACTCCTGCTCAAGACGTGTGTGATCAGTCCCGACAGGAGCATCATTTGGTGTGTAAGGAACATCACCTTCAGGCATCAAACAAACAAGACTATCATCAAAGTTGATAATCATCAACTGACGAAGTGCAACGCTGTTATGTTTACGCAGAAGATCGACTTTCTCCTTTTTTGTTTTTGCATTGGAGACCTTTCGTAAGATCTCACTTAACAGCAACCTGGCGCTGCTGTTATTAAGTGTTTTTGTAGGCATAATTTAAGACTCCTTGAATCATTCTTCATCCTCATCTTCAAAATTCCAGTATGGATTTTCTGGTCTAATGTAAATGAGATCATCATGTAGCATGTTGCCATCCTCATCAAACATTTCTGGATGGGTGACGGATTTAGCATAGGCAGCATTCTCGATAAAATCTTCGACATACCCCTTTGCCAACCAAGTAACGACACTTCCTAAAACGAAAGCACCGATTACAAATAAAACTACTAGTGCTGTTAACATGGTTTCCCCCTAAACAGTTTGACAATAATATGGAAACCAACCCTCCTGTGTGGAACTCAAAATTATTTAGTAAGTTTCTAGAGAATTTTATTCTCTCTTAGATACTTTACAGTCTCAGTACATCCACCGAGACGCTTTGAGTCTAACAAAACTTGGGGGAAGGTGCTACCAACACCGAACTGCTGATAGAAATCATTACGGGAGAACTCGCGATCGAGTTTCTGTTCAACAAAAGACAAACCCTTTGCAGAAAGAACTTGTTTAATTTTAGTGCAATAGGGACAACCATCCCTAGTGTAAACAGTAAAATTCATAATACCTCAGATAAAAAAAGGGACTCATTTAAGAGTCCCATTGGGTGTTCCGACTAATGTAGAGACCGCACGAATGGTCTCATATTATATATCAGAAACTCCAGGTTGCACCAACCTTGGTAGCATAACCGTTGTCAGCATCGTCGATGCCACCAGCGAATGCGAATTCACCGTAGATGGAGAGTTCTTCAGAAGCGGCAACAGATGCACCAACCTTACCAGAGAGAACGGTGTCGCTTTCGCCACCGTCAACAGAGACGAAGCTAGGACCAACCTGTGCATAATAACCGACAGCACCTACTTCACCAGCGTAGCCAACGTGAGCGTCGGTGGTCGTCCCAGTGTAGTCCGAACCCGTGAAACCCGAGTTCGCCTCTACGTTAACGTAGGGACCTGCCAGGGCAGCAGACGGAGCAGCAACAGCAGCAGCTGCGGCGAGAGTCGCGATAGCAGTTTTGATCATTGAATTAATACCTTTTTTGTAGTGTTTACTTGCGGAGTGATTACCCGCAGATGATAGCAGACTCGACTTGTCTGCGTCGGGGACAATTATAACACATACCTGAAGAAGTGGCAAGTGTTACAATTTCGTAACGTTACGAATGAGTATTTATACATCTTTTTGTTCTTCTTTTGCCTTTTCGGCATACTCATTTGCTTTTCTGTTCGACTGCATAAGTTTTACTTGTATGTCGCGTCGTTGTTGATAGTACTCTTTAGGATCTACCTGCAAGTTATCAATTACATCCATTGGATCAACGATTGCTTCAAACTCAGCGTCTTCATCTCCAAGAAGATCACGAAGTCTTTCGGGAAGATCATCATTTTTAATTTTTGGAAGTTCCATTAGACTCTTCTTGTGTCGCAGTTATCGTAGTTACCAGCAAGACCACCTCTAGAAATTTGAAGTGCTTGCTCACCAGAACCATTAGGAGGAACGGTGACGTAACTATTATAGATGGCAGTGGACAGTTCTGTCAAGTTACTCAAACTATTATTTCTGAAGTAATCGATCCAACCATCAAAACCTGCAGGTTCTGGGAACCTACCAATTTGATTTAGATACACATTAAAGATGGTTGCAGCAACTGCAGTGAAGTTAGTTTGGAATCCACTTCCAGAGAAGACTGTTTCCAATTTATACTGAGGTAGTAACTGAGTAATGAAGTCACCTTCCTGAACAGTTCCATCATTATAAAGAAGATAACCAAAGAATCCTGTTCCGTAAGTAGAGAATGCAACTTGAACAATACAGTTATCAATAGCAGCATACTCATATAAAACATCATCTCTAGTGTTCCATATCATATTACTTGGTCCAGCTGCAGTTTTAATTGTTGAGTTTGCAATCTCACTAGGTCCGTTGCCACTGCTAGATCCAATGGTGACTTGAGCATTACAGTCACTTCCATCAAAATCTTTGAAGCAAACTTTCTGTCCATTATTCTGAATATCAAATCCACCAGTATTATTAAATGTCTGAAGTGTATAAGTCTGTCCACCCTGAAGAATTACAGTCTGACTAGCACTACCACTACTCACACCCTGAGTCTGAGTAAACTCAAGAGGTAAAGTTCCAGCACCTACTTCCCATCTAGCAGTGCCAAGTGCTTGACCATAAGTATTTGGATTATCATCCCATTCAAAATTAAATTGAACACTGGCAGTTCCAGTTCCAGTTGTAACGATATTACCATTAGAGTCAAAAGACACGGATAATGCTGTTGATTGTGTCGTCAACCTCCATGCAACACCTGCAGGATTGTTTGCCCACTGATCAGCACCACCCGTAGGCACACTGTTAGTGACCACTGTTGTGATTGTATGAGGACCAGCAGATAGTGTTGGTGTATAGTTTGTGCTAGATGTAAATGAAGGTACAGTTCCCAAACTAGTTCCATCAATACTGATGACCGCCTGATTATCTGCCTGAACTTCTAAGTCATATGTTCCTGCTTCTGGAATGTTCACTGTCCATGTTTGAGTTTGTGGTACACCACTCAAAGTTTCATTATTACTAGCAAACATTGCATACTCATTCATGAAGTCAGACCATGCTGGATGTGGACCAGACTTTACCCATGTTACTGCTGCTCCGCCAGTGCAAGCACTTCCTCTACAGAGTTTCAGATACCAACCACCAGGATTTCTATCCCAACTAAATGCTAGTCCAGTTGGATCTCCATTTGCATCCTGAAACCCAGCATCAGAGTTAGTGCAAACGACAACAATCTTAAGTTGACCTGCTGTGAGTGCTCTTGTAGCAGAGTATGGAGTTGTCAGTGCTCCACCTGCAAAAATACCACCCGCTCCACCAATCACAGGACTGGATTCATCATTAAAGAATACATTGAAATTATCGTCAGCACCACCAACAATGGTGTAGTTATCTGCTGCAGGAATGTCCACAAGGTAAGTTACTTGCTGCTCTAATGTAGGTAGTGTACATGTTTCTGGGTTCACCCATACAGCATACTTGTTCCCTTCTTCACTCCAGTATCCAGTTTCATTTGGAACTGTTGATGAAGCAGCTGCCCCATCAATTCTAAAATTCACATTACAATCATCGTCATCTAAGTCAAAGAAACAAACTCTCTTTCCACCATCTTCAATTTGAAATCCACCATATCCAGTGCCTCCAACAATAGAAAGTGGATAATTATTACCTGCTGTAATACCAATTGTTCCTGCAGTTTCTCCTCGCTTTCCAGTTTGATTAAATGTAACACCACCAATAGAAAGAGAACTTAATGCTGTGCCAGCAGTGTTAGGGTTATCTTTCCACTGAAATGTTAAACCGATATTCGCAGAACCAGATCCATTCGTCTCTAATGTAATACTATCTCCTGGTTGTCCAGTGCCAGTAGTTGTAAATATTGCACCATCAATAGCAGATGAGGAAGATGCTCCACCACTATTAACGGGAAAGGTTACTGGGGTAGATTTTTCAATTAATTTCTTCAGAACAAATGAACCATCTGCTAGATAAAATCTTTGTGGAACAATATTAATGTCTGGATCATGAGGAAGACATGACTCTGGAGTTATCGATAGATCATCAAAATCGTCATCTAAACCCCAAGGAGTATTTGATTTTGTTTCCCAATCATATCCACCTGGTCCTAATGGCCAAGGAGCACCACCATCAGGATTGCTCAACACATCCTGACAATCATAATATTCTATTGTACCATCTTCTAGTTCCCTTGTTCTACATCTCCTAGTAAGGATGGTGTTAACAGGACCACCCATAATCCGATCTAAGTCAGGGAATTCTATAGGTCCATATGTGACAACACGACCATCACCTACGTCGATGAGTTTCGCAATAGGATCTTCAGCATCAGGTCCAGGAATATCACATACTGGACCCATTGGTCCTTCTGGGTAATAGTATGTGGGCATAAAAAAAGAGGGTTGTTACACCCTCTATTTATTTACAGAGCGTTACCTCTTGGTAGAACCTCTTCTGGGAACACGAAGTTTTCATGCGGTTGATCAACTGGTGCCAACCATGCACGAAGACCTTCATTCAGGAGAATGTTCTTCGTGTAGAAGGTCTCGAACTCTGGATCTTCTGCTGCTCTGATCTCTTGGGATACAAAGTCATAAGCACGAAGGTTGAGAGCAAGACCAATAATACCGATGGAACTTGTCCAAAGACCCATAACAGGAACAAACAACATAAAGAAGTGGAGCCAACGCTTATT